TGAGTTGCGAGACGTTCATTGGCCACCTGTTCCTCGCGCGGGACGTGGCGCACTCTGCGCACCTCAATACGCGCTCGTACGCCAAGCACGTTGCGCTGAACGCGTTCTATGACGGCATCATTGACCTGGCAGACAAGTTTGCCGAGGCGTATCAGGGCCGGCACGGGCTGATCGGGCCGATTGAACTGCAGCAGGCTACCAAAACCAACAGCGTGCTGGAATTCCTGCAGGACTCGCTGAAGACGCTAGAAGACACGCGCTACGACGTCTGCGACAAATCCGACACGCCGCTGCAGAACATTATTGACGAGATTGTCGGGCTGTATCTCAGCACCCTGTACAAGCTCAAATTCCTGGCCTGACGGCCCGAAAGGACACCCCGTGGAACTGCTCAAGCCCCTTGACGACGCCGCCTTTGCCGCGCAGACCGCTTCGTACACCGGCACGGCCGGCAGCACCACAGGCTGGCCCGCTGGCCCGCAGGGCGTGGTGGTGTGGTGCACGACTGCGGCTTACGTCCGCGTGGGCGAAGGCGTGACGGCTACGACGTCTGACACGCCGATCCCGGCGAACACGCCGATTCCGTTTGCTGTGCCGGGTGGCACTGGCGCGCCGTGGCGCGTGAGCGCTGTTCAGGTGGCGTCTGGCGGCACCGTGTACGCCAAGCCGATCAACATTCAGTAACGGGCGCAACATGCCGTTCTTCGGCGTTCCTATTCGCAACGGCTTGCCCATTGGGCTAGGTTCTGCTGCCGGTTTTGGCGGAGCGCTTCCGTCTCCCCCGCCAAGCAGCTTTATCAACGTTGCGGATTCTCTGGGCAACGAATATGCAATTTTGCTGCCGTTGACGGTTTTGAGCAGTGACGGCACATCGTATGTTGTGCCAACAACGGTGCTGTCTAGCGGCGGTACGGCCTACAATCTGATTGACCTGCTTCCGGTGGAAGACGCAGCTAGCAACACTGTCATTGTTCCGCTGGCCGCGCGCGACAGCACCAACACGCTCTATCAAGTCTCGTACACCGTGCTCGACAGCGCGGGCTCCGCATACAACGTTTGAGGACCAATCATGGCAGCCTTTGAAGTCATCGCTCTTGACACTGCAACGCCTCAACTGCGTGCGCCCGGGGCGGCGGACACCTACACCTTCCCCCGCGCCGTCGAAATGCCGCTTGGCACCGCCAACGGCGTGCTCTACCTCAACGGCAGCAAGGTGGTGACTAGCGGGAGTGGGTTGCAGTTTGATGGGGTGAACACACTTCAGTTATTTGCCACCGGAAACGCCGTTGTTTATTTTGAAGGGTCGTCTACTAACAATTCTGTTTTGCGACTGAGAAACACTACTACAGGCGCTCTTGCTGGTTTTTATGCCAATGACGCAAAAGAGTTAGTCTTTGAGGCCAACGGAACCTCCGAACAAATGCGCCTCACCAGCACCGGGCTGGGGATTGGGACGAATAATCCGGGGGCAAAAGTACAAGCTGCCGTTGCGGATGGCAGCTACAGCGTTGCCGCCGTTGGTACAACCAAGGGTTTCCGCGTCGAGCACGACACAGCAGAAACACGGATAGTCGGTGTTGACAATACGCTAGTGGGAACGTTTCAACCGTTGGCGATTGGAGGATCCACGGTACTGGTTCGCGTAAACGGATCGTCGCTTGCCGCAACGTTTGACTCCTCCGGCAACCTCGGCTTGGGGGTGACGCCGAGTGCTTGGGTATCTTACACGGCAGCGCAGATCAAAGACGCAGCGTTGATGTCGAGCGGGTCCGCTGAAGCAATCCTTTCCGCAAATGCGTTTTGGGGAAGTGGTGGCTGGACTTATCGGCAGACCGCTGCTTCAAGTCGGTACGCGATGGATAGTCAGCACCGCTGGTTTATCTCCACCGGCGTTCCGTCGGCTGGAAGCCCGATTAGCTTTACGCAGGCGATGACGTTGGATGCGTCGGGGAATTTGTTGGTTGGTGGTACTTCTGTTTATGCCGCGACGATTACCTCGTATGGATCTGCGACCAGAAGCGGAGGTATAGGAATTCGCAACAGTGCTGGCACAGCGGCAGGCGCCATTTGTACTTATGCTGCTGGAAGCGGCATTGGATCAACTGATATAATTGTTGAGTCGGTAGGGATTCTGTATCTCAATGCCGGAGGCACCGAACGCGCCCGCATCCCCGCCGCTGGCGGCATGGTAGTCGGCACCGCAGCCCTTGCCACCAACGCCACTGACGGCTTCCTCTACGTTCCCACCTGCGCAGGCACGCCTACAGGAACGCCGACAACGCAGACCGGCACAGCCCCCATCGTGATCAACACCACGAACAACAAGCTCTACTTTTACTCCGGTGGCGCATGGCGCGACGCCGGCCCCTGACACTGAAAGGACCACACCATGAACATCACCTGGACCATCGAGTGGCTTCGCACCACCCCCACCACCGCAACCCCGCCCGAGTACGTCATCGAATGCGGATGGCGCTGCACGGGCACTGACGGGGCCTACACCGGCACGGTGTACTCAACGTGTTCTTTCACCCAAGCCGCTGAGGCTGACGGCACGTACACGCCCTACGCCGACCTGACTCAGGAGCAGGTGTTGGGCTGGTGCTGGGACTCTGGCGTGAACAAGGCCGCCACTGAGGCTGCTGTGGCGCAGCAGATCGATAATCAGATCAATCCGCCGGTCATCATGCCTCCACTGCCGTGGGCAACTACCCAAGCCTGACATGAACGACATCAAGATCACCCTGACCGACCTGTCCGTCAACGACGTCAATCTGATCATGGCGGGCCTAGGCAAGCTGCCGCTGGAGGCTGTCGTTGACCTCTGGATGCGTCTGAAACAACAGGGCGAAGCGCAGATCAAAGATGCGCAGCAATCTGACAAACCTGCGTGATATAGTCGCGCCGAAACCTTACCGGCCAGGCTGACCGGGGATTCTTCGGAATCACATGGACGATACCCAACCTCTCGTAACGGACGCTCAGCCTGCACCGGCTGATATTTCCGTGACGGCACCCGACGCGACGGCGGCGTCGGACTCTGCTGCGCAAGAACAGCCGGCCAAGTCTTTCTCGCAAGAGGAAGTTGATGCGCTGATCGCAAAACGGCTTGCGAAAGAGCAGCGCAAGTGGGAACGAAAGATTCAGCAACCGGCAACGCCGCCGGCACCTGCGGTGAGGGAAGTCCCGCCCGCTGATCAGTTTGAGTCCGTCGAAGCCTACGCGCAAGCGCTGGCGGAAAAGCGGGCCGCAGAACTGGTTCAGCAGCGTGAAGTCCAGCAGCAGCAGGCGCAGGTTTTGGCCTCGCACGGTGAGCGTGAAGACGCTGCTCGGGATCGTTACGACGACTACGAAGACGTCGTGTACAACCCCAAGCTGCCCATCACGCCCATCATGGCGCAGACCATCCAGGCGTCCGACGCAGGCCCGGATGTGGCCTACTACTTGGGCTCCAACCCCAAGGAAGCTGAGCGTATCGCCCGCTTGCCGGCAATTCTGCAGGCCAAGGAAATCGGCAAGATCGAGTCCAAACTCGCCTCGTCTCCGCCGGTCAAGAAATCCACCGCAGCACCACAGCCCATTTCCCCGGTGACGGCACGGTCCACGGCAACGTCGCTCGACACGACGGACCCGCGGTCTGTGAAGCAAATGTCGCCGAGTGATTGGATTGCCGCCGAGAGGCAACGCCAGGTCCGGCAGTGGGAAGCCCGAAACCGCTGAACTGAAGAAAGGAAATCGTCATGGCTCAAAGTCTTTTGACCATCGACATGATCACGTTGAAAGCCCTCGAAATCCTCGAGAACAACTTGGTCATCACCCGCAACATCAACCGCCAGTACGACAGCTCGTTCGCCGTCGAAGGCGCCAAAATTGGCGACACGCTGCGTATCCGCCTGCCGGATCGCGCACTGGTCACCAACGGCGCCGCGCTGGGCGTTCAAGAGGTCAACGAGCAGTACACCACGCTGACCGTCGCCTCGCAGAAGCACATCGGCGTGAACTTCACGTCCGCCGAAATGGCTCTGTCGTTGGACGACTTCGCTGACCGTATCCTCAAGCCGCGCGTGTCGCAGCTTGCGGCCAGCATCGACGCCGACGTCGCCAACTCGTTCCAGAGCATCTTCCAGTCGGTCGGCACCCCCGGCACGACGCCTGCTACCAGCCTTGTGCTGCTGCAGGGCCAGCAGAAGCTCAACGAGGCGGCCGCGCTGATGTCGCCGCGCTACGCGACGGTGAACCCCGCCGCCAACGCCGGCTTGGTGGAAGGCATGAAGGGCCTGTTCAACCCGACCTCAACCATCTCCCGCCAGTTCAAGAACGGCATGATGGGCGAGGGTGTGCTGGGCTACGACGAGATCAACATGTCGCAGTCCATCAAGCAGCACACCACGGGCACGCGCACCGGCGCCCACACCGTGACGACGACCGTCTCGACCCAAGGGGCCACGACGATTGCCATCACCGGCACCGGCACGCAGACCATCAAGAAGGGCGACGTCTTCACCATCGCTGACTGCTTCGCCGTGAACCCGCAGACCCGCGAGTCCACTGGCGCCCTGCAGCAGTTCGTGGCGACGGCGGATGCCACCGCGGTGGCTGGCGCGTACACCGTCAGCGTGAGCCCGGCGATCTACACCTCGGGTCAGGCGCTCGCAACGGTGGACTCGTTCCCGGTGTCCGGCAAGACGGTCACGTTCCTCGGCTCTGCCTCCACGCAGTACCCGCAGAACCTGATCTACCACAAGGACGCCATCACGTTCGCCACGGCGGACCTGCTGCTGCCCAACGGCGTGGACATGGCCTCGCGCAAGGTCCACAACGGGATCAGCATGCGGATCGTGCGCCAGTACGACATCAACAACGACCGCATGCCGTGTCGTATTGATGTGCTGTACGGCTACAGCGTGATCCGGCCGCAGATGGCTGTTCGTCTCTGGGGGTG